ATGGGGTTAAGATTTTTATGTACTGGTAATCTCCAAAAGAAACAGAGCCTTTTGCACCAATATCTACTGGATTTAAAAGAACATATTTTACTGGAATAGCTGACTTTGGATTTGTAGCTCCATAAGATTCTATGATATTTTCAGTAGTATTTTTTAATTTAGATTCTAATTTGTATAAAAATACATTGCCAGATCTATAATATTCACGGAAAAATTGGGATTTAAGATCATGGAGCTTTATTCTTTTAAACCAAGCCTCAACAAATGCTCTTGATTTAGCGTTGCCGCCCTCAAGGTAAATTTCAGAATCAGCAAATTCTGCCATTAAATCAATGGTTGATCTAAAAGAAGGTATATTGAAATAAGCTTTTTGACATAATTCTATCGCATCTGTGACATCAACAAAGTCTTTGGAATAATCATAAGGCAAAATGCCATCGGAAATATTTTTATAACGATCTCTAGCTGGAGTTTTGGTAATAGAATTAATTCTATATTCTGTTCTGTTCGCTGATGTCGAAGTAGCTGCAACAGACTCATAAATTCCCTCTCCAATCATTTCTGGAATAAAATCAGAAGTATTTTTAAATTCTCCTAGCGAAGCTTCGGATTTTTGGAACTTACTCCAGTAGTCTGATCTTTTTTGATATTTTCTTTTTTCCGACATATATGAATGTTACACTATACTTTAAAAAGTGACTTTGAAACTTTTAAATAGAAAACGGAGTAAACGTATTTGTTGATTTCTTCACCTCTTCTTTATTATTAGCGTCAAAGAAAATTTTCAAGAACCAATTTCCTAAAACTAATGCAGAATACGAATCTTTTCTTGCTCGATTAGGTCCAGATTGTCTGCGGAAGTTTTGTGGAAGCTGGAAAGATTGAGTTCCTTGTGGGTTTGATGCAACCTCGATATTAGCGCATTGTGCTTTTGTAAGTTCAATATTTGACTTTTGATGGTCAATAAAATCAATCATCATTGCCCCTACCGAAGTTCTTTGTATATTTAAATCCCACTTAAGTTCTTCAATCGGAATATTTTTTTTCCTTTGTTCGTCAAAATGAGCATCAATTGACCTAGATCCAAATAAAATTCTCTTATGATCGATTGCCGCTTGTAAAATTTCATTAGCCTCTCTGATCCATGTAGAAGATGGTTTTCTTAATATGCAATATCTTTTTTCTTTTGTATTATATTGATTTTTAAATGCAAGCAAATCTTCATTATAAGATTCTGCTTTATCAAAATCTACATCCATAACATTAATAAATATTTTAGAATCCTGAAATAATTTACTTTCGTTACAAGATTGAATAAATTGTACACCACCGTTATAGTCACCACAAATACCTACAACATTAAAATGAGTAAGAATATAATGGAAATAAAACATATGCTCTTTTAGGTCTACCCCAGCAATAGCGTAACTATGTATCAAACAACCTTTTTGAGCCATTCTATCAACTTTAAAAACCTGAATTGCAAAATGGTCAGCACTACTATTACCAGCCCAGTTAGGGTCGAAAGAAATAATATATTCGTCTGCTGGATTACCAACAATTTCAACAGATGGTTGTTCTCCATCCATTATTGTACAGGCTGACATTTTAGAGAGTCTAAAGTATCCATCGCTCTCATCAACAAACTGCGCACCAAACTCTCTTTTAAATTGCATTTCAGACATAGTTGCCTTTGCTTGTTTAAGAAGGTTAGCATCGTATAATCGTTTTGGAACACAATCATAACTCATTTGCATGATCATTCTATAAGCGTTATCATTTAAATCTTCCTCGTCATCTTTTAACTGAGAAATATCTTCTTTAAATATCAGCGCCTCATATTTTTTGTACAATTTATACATGTACTCAAATTTGAAAGATGGAGAAGAAAGAATAATGAGTTTATTATTTGGCCAGACATATCTGTCCTTTTCTTCCATTTCTCCTTTTGCAATCAATCTATCTTCTAATTTACCCAATTCTTCTCTTTGGTCTGGATTTTCAATAACACCAAGGAAGGGTAAAATAACTTCTGTAAAGATTTTTTCTGGAATTGTTATGAACTCGTCTAGAATAATTCTATTAAATCGAAAGCCACGAAGTCTTTCTCCGTTTGCTAGTGGTAATGCAATAGCTCTTCCATTTCCAACTGTCAGAGTCCACATGTCAGTACCTTTAGTTATTTTAACACCACAATCTCTTGCTAATTTTGCTTCTGGCTTTGATAAAATGTCCTCCATTTTTTGGAAGATCATTTTTGCCTGTCTAAACGAACCTGCAATAACACCAATATTAGCTTTTGGAGCCAGGATACATTCCAGCAATAAATAAACTGCAGTTGACCATGTTTTAGAACCACCACGAGATAGAACTAACATAGAATAATCAGAAATCATCATTCCTTTGATAGCTAAAGCTTGGAATGGAAATAATTTAACCCCTAACAATAACTCTGCGGCAAAAGTTATATTGTTTCTTAGGAAGAGATATAAATAATATTTAGATTCCTCTTCAGAAAGATAACCTTCTGTATTAAGAAGTTTTTCATTTAAAGGAACGGAAGCAAAATCCATTCTTTCTTGTTGAATTCCTTTTGACCAACTCATGGTTGTTGTTTTTCTTGTGAGATTTTATTTTCTAAAAAGTATTGAACATCAACATTCCATAATTGATCTCCATAAAAAAGAATTTTTGGAATTATTTTTTGCGCTCCCTTTCTTGAGTAGGCGAAAATGAATTGAATGTTTTTTGGATAATCTGTGATTAGTTGTTTTACGTTATGCCAAACGTAAGATAAGTTTTTAACAAACTTTTTATTTTCAGAATTTATTTTATCTACGCTAGATTCAACAACAACAAACATATAAGACTCAAACTCTACGCAACGATCCATTTCTCTTCTGAATCTTTCTATACCACCAGAAAATGTTGAACAAAAATCAGAAACGGATTTTCTGTCAATAAATGTTTTAGAATATTTTTCTCCACCAGCAGTATAATCTCCGAAATCTAATTTAGATTCTATTGAATTAATAAAATTAAGTGGTTGTTGTTCTCTTGTGTCTATTAAGATTTCTAACTCACTACAATCGTCTTCCCAAAATTGTTTTGGAATTTGTTTATTAAAATATTTTTCCATATTTATACAAGATAAAAATTCGCAATAAGAACCAAATATATTTTTACAATCAGAAATACTCGCCATATCAGATAAACGATAATAAAGATCTGGAGGAGATATTTTTATATTTTTTTCTTCAAATCTTTCCTTAGCTCTATTTAGTACATAATCTTTTTTTAAATTATTATTTGGTTTCTGTATCCAATTTTTAAAATTTGCATATGAAACAAAGTCTTGTTTCATGTATTGATCATAATTTAAGAATGGTATTTGTTCTTGTGTTAATAAATCTTTTTTAGGAAAGTGTTTTGTATAATATTCTCCAATGCAATTAAAATGAGCCTTTAAATGAGAATGTAAAGATCTCCTTGAATCAAATTCTTGGTTGCATTCTTTGCAAATAAAAGACATTAGATTAATTCATGTTTTGAGATGCCTAATATTCTTGCTTTAAGGTCATCCATAGATTCAAGTCTATCTGCTTCTTCTTGAATAAGTTTGTTCTGAAGTTGCGCCATCAATATCATTCTGTCTCTTTCTTCCTTGTCTTGGAACGCTTCTATTAGAGATGATATTCCACCACCATTATCTCCTTTTTGTTCTAATCTTTTTTGGCGAGAACCATTTAATTCTTTAGCTAATGCTTCAATTCGTTTTTCACACTGATTTAATTCTTCGCTTGTAGCTTTAACTAACTCAGTTAATCTTATTGTCATATCCTGCTGACCTTCAGCAGTATCTAAAAGTTTATTTAATTTATCTAATCTTCTTTGGATATGTTTGAGACGAACATAATTAGAGCAAGTATTAATATATAAGTTTTGTTCATCAACAGTTAAGTCTGGTTTGTCCCAAGTAACTCTAACAAACTCACTCTCAAATAATTCTCTATCAGAATTAGTTGATAACTGGTTTATAGTTTCTCTAAACCTAACACTCTGCAAATAAAGTAAAAGTTTTTCACAACACCTTCTTTGTTTTGTTGGCATAGTCAACTCATCGTAATTTGTCCCAGCCCAATCGTTTACTTTCTTGATGGCTCTAGATAATGCTTTTGGGGCTATCCATTTTTCAACAACGGGTTGTTCTTCTGTTATATCTGGTCTGAATTGTTTTAAAAAATCCATCACCATTCTATGTTCTATACTTAAACTTTGAATGGATCGGTCTTTAAAACATAATCTTGCAGCTTCTAAAGCATTAATTCCAGTTTCAATATTATCGGATAGCAAAAATTCTTTTTGCTGTTGGTTTAATTCTCTTTGGCTAGGTTGTGTTGTTTCTGCAATAGTTTTATAATCTAGCTTCTGTTCAGAAAGAAATTTCTTGACAGCTCTTCCTTGAAAGGATCTACCATCTAGTGTTTGATCTTCAAACACATTTCTGGTAATTGTCATCAAATCTGGATTTTTTTCGAACTCTTCTAAAATTCGATCTTTATGATCTTGATTTAACTCAAACTGAATTGCATTTTTACTCATAAAATATCTTCTTCCATTAATGCCTTTTTAGCCATTTCGTAAAAGCGTTTTTTCAAATTTGAAATTTGTTTGTATCTTATGGTTTTTCTTTTTGATGAATCTTTTTTAAAGCCAAACTTTTCTGCTATCTCACACTCTTCTTTATGTTCGATAAAAAGCATCTTATAAATTTCTAAATGTTTACCAGAAAGATTAATCATTACTTTTTCATGAAGCTTTCGTTCTGATTTTTCAAAATTAATTTCGTCTTCTATAAAAGATTCTCCAATATTATCGTTTTGTTCAATTGGTAGTGCTAGTTGTAAGTTATACGCTTTTTCTTTTTTCTTTCTCCATTTAGCAAAAAGTTCACACTCTTCATCTTGAATACCGCTTTGAGTATAACCGCAACCATCTGCTCCTTGGAAGAATGGACACTTAAGACATGGCCTAGCAAAATTAGAATAGTTATTTCTAACTAAATTCATTATTTGGTGAGATGCAACCATAGCAGCCCAAGGTTTAAATGGTCTATCTTGATCCCATAAATGCCACTTCTTCCAAATGTGAGTTCTAATTATTTGACAAACATCTTCATAGCTTATCCAAGCCAATGCATCCAATTGCCATTTACTACGGTATCTTGCCAAAACTTCTTCAAGCTCAGAAGATTTGTCTTCATAATTTAAATTACTCATCGATGTCTGTAGCAGATTTAACTCTAGCGCATTCAGTCATTGTCTTTTTTAAGATCTCTTCCCCACATGGATCTGAAGAAGCTCTTCTTTGAGAATTAGAATCTCTTGGTGCAGGGTCTTTCCAAAGATCATCTAAAGTACGCTTAGAGTTATT